GATATTATGAGGCTATATGAAGATGCAAATAATAATATTAGAATATTTTATCATAATCCAAGTGCTGAATTAAGATTAGCATATAAAGCTGGAGGAACAACAACTTTAGCAATTATAACAGATGCAATTGAAGGAGATGGAAATTGGTATCATGTTTCTGGAACGTGGGATTCCAGCGGAAACGCAAAAATATATTTAGATAGTAGTCTAAAAGACACAACAGCAATTTCAGGAACATTCACTGGCAGTTTTTCAACAGCGTCAATTGGTAATAATGCAGATGGAGCAAATTATTGGTTAGGAAATATTGATGAAGTTACTTTATTTAATAAAGAATTATCTTCAACAGAAGTAACTTCTTTATACAATGATGGATTACCATTTAATCCTGTTCCTTTAACAAATTTAAAGGGTTATTGGAAAATGGGAGATGGAGGAATAGTTGGAGATCCAATTGCAACTTATCCAACAATACCAGATGAAACAGGAAATAATGATGGAACAATGACCAACATGACATCAACGGACTTTGTGGCCAATGTTGCAGAATAAAGATATGGAAAAAAAGTATGTTATAATAGAAAAAAGTTATGTTGATTCAGTTGATTTTCAAAAGGTAATTGAAACATCAGCAGCAACATTAAGATATAATTTAGATGGAACTAAAACAATAATTAAATTTATTGGAGATGTTCCAGATTTTTTAAGTGGGGATAAAATATATTCTCATAGTGAAATAATAGAAACCATCAACAATCCAGATAATGGATGGATTGATACAAACGAATAAAGAAATGAAATTTGAATTAAAAAGAAGATACGTTGTAAACTCAATAAAAACTTTAGAAGCTGGAGCAATTATTGATGTAACTCAAGAAAAATATGAATGGCTGGAAAAAAACGGATATGGAGAGCCAGAAAAGATTAAAGTAAAAAAAGAAACGAAAACAAAAAAAGCTCAAGAAGAGCAAAAATAAAATAAATATTAATATTATAAAATAAAAAAAATGGCAAACGGACAATTAAACGGAACTGATCTTGGAGTTTACATTGGAGGAACTTTAGTTGCATATTCAACAAGTGCTACTCTAAATGTAAACCATAGCCCACGTTCTACAAGTAATAAAGAAGATGGCGGATGGGAAACTGCAATGGAAGGTTACAGAAACTGGGATGTTTCATGTGATGCAATGTATGCATGGTTAGATCCAGCAGGAAGTGCAATTTCAAATGAAACTCTAAGCGAAATATTTACAGGATATATTCACACAAGAGCAAGTTTTACTTTAACTTTTGGAGTTACTTCAACTACAACAGGAGATACTAAATATACCGGAACAGCATGGTTAACATCAGCTTCACTTTCAGCACCTAATGAAGATACTGCAACATTTTCAGTTTCTTTTCAAGGATCTGGAGCATTAACGCAAACTATTGCTTCTTAATAGTTTATAAATTAGAGCCAGCCCTTGCGTTTTCTTTTCTGAGTGCGGGGGTTGGTTTCTTTTAATATCAGAAAAGACAAAAAACTTAGAAAAATGAAATACGAAATTTTAGAAATTGGAGAACACAAAATGGCAGTTAGATTTGGTTTTAACGCTCTTAGAAAATACAGTTTAATGACTGGAGCAACAATGAATGATTTAAACAAATTAGCATCAGGACAATTAACTTTTAATGATGCTTTCAGTTTAATTTATTGTGGAATAGAAGATGGTTACAGAGCATCAAAACAACCATTTAATTATTCCTTAGATGATATAACTGATATGTTTGACGGAAACATGGATTGCATGGAAAAAGCTTTTGAGATACTTGCAAGAGCAATGGGAGATGGTAATGAAAAAAAGCCAAAGGCCAAGAGAGTGAAGAAGAGCTAACTTGGCCAAAAATGGAACAAATAGCATTCGGGCAGTTGGGAATGAATGTTGATGATTTTTATGATATGTTGCCGAGAGAGTTCTGGAACAAAGTTGATGGTTTTTATGAACTGGAAAATATGAGGCAAAGAGGCAGTTGGGAGCGTACAAGATGGAGCACCTGTTTATTATTAAACATTCAGCTTCCTAAAAATAAAAGTATCAAACCAACTGATTTAATTCAGTTTGATTGGGAAAAAGAAGCGTTAAAAATAGATTTTGAAGATTTGAAAAATAAAGCAGAGTTATATAAAAAAAGAATAGAACATGGCAAGTAAAGCAATAGGATTTTTAAATTTCAAATTTGGAGCGGATTTAAGCGGTTTTGAGAGAGCAATGAATAAAGCTCAAAAGAAACTAAAGAAGTTCGGAAAAAATGTAACTAAGGCTGGTCAAAATTTATCAAGAAATTTAACTCTTCCTATTTTAGCTTTAGGAGCTGCATCTATTAAAGCTTTTGATGAACAAGCAAAGGCAGAAACAAAATTACTCACTGCATTAAAAGGCAGGGAAGATGTTCAGCAAAGATTAATTGCTCAAGCAAAAGAACTTCAAAAAACAACTTTATTTGGAGATGAAGCAACTATTGAATCTCAAGCATTGCTTGCTTCTTTAGGATTAACAGAAGAGCAAATTGTAATGTTGATGCCTCAGATTCAAAATATGGCAACCGCTCTTGGAATGGATTTAACAGCTGCAACATCCTTAGTTTCAAAAAGTGTTTCAACATCAACAGACGCATTAGCAAGATATTTTGATACTGGACTAAAAGGGGTAAATGGACAACAAGAAAGAGCTATTGTCTTAACCACTGCATTAACCGAGAAATTTGAAGGACAAGCTGAAGCGGCTGCTAAAGTTGGAGCAGGGCCTTTAATTATGATGAAGAATCAACTTGGAGATTTAGGGGAAGAACTTGGACAAAGATTAATGCCTTATGTTAAAAAGTTTATTGATTTTATGGTTGGTTTAATCGGAAAATTTGATGGACTTTCAGAATCAACCAAAGACAATATTGTTAAGTGGGGATTAATATTAGCTGCAATAGGGCCAGTTCTTATAATTATTGGAAAACTTTCAATTGGAATTGGCGCTCTAATAGGTGGGCTAAAAGGTCTTGCAACATGGTTGGTAGCTAATCCTTATATTGTTTTAGCAGCAGCCATAACAGGTGTTGTATTTGCTTTAGGCAATTGGATTGAAAAGGCTTGGGGGGTTTCAGACGCTCAAAGGTCAATTAATGAGGTTATGGATGCAGCTAATAAAGCTATCTTAACTCAACAAACGGAAGTTAAAATATTAACAGGAGTTCTGAAACATGAGAACTCAACTCTTGAGGCCAAAGAAACAGCCCTAAATAAATTAAAAGAAATAGCTCCAGAATACTATGGTAAATTAAACGCTGCAAAATTAGATGTAATTGCTTTAGATACTGCAACTAAAAATTACACTGAATCTATACAGAAACAAGCTCTTGCAGAAGCGGGGCGAGCTAAATTAGTGGATTTGTCTAAAGAACTCATTGATTTACAGTCAAAACAAAAAAATGAAGTTCAAAAATTTACTGAAGTATTATCAAAACTTGGTACTGAAGAATACAACTTAGGTATTTTGAACCGTGCAACTGAAAAAAGTATGGATTCAAGAATAGCTTCAGTAAAGCAGGAAATTGACGCAATTACAAACTTAGTTGTTGCAAACGAACAATTAGGGGAATCTCAAAATAAAGTTAATAAGTCAGGTTTTTATGGTAGTTTGTTAAAATTAACAGAAAAATTTACATTACCAACACCAACATCAACAACATCATCAACAACAACTCCAACATCATCAACAGAAAAGAAAGTTGAACAAATGGAAGCTCTTTCATTAGCTACTCATGACGCTTTTGAAGAAATACATTTACTTTCACATAGATTAGAGGGTTTGGAAATGCCAGAAGGATTATTTAATACAGATCCTATGGATAAATATAGAGGTGCTTTAGGTATGTTAGGAGAGGAAATAGCTGCCTTTGTTGGAACAGATATAAAATCAATGGAAGAGGGGCTTGCTTCTATAATGGAAAGAATGGGAGATGAATTATCTCAGGGTGCTGATACATTCCAAGAATATGCTGATAATGTCAAGGGGATGATTAAAGACGTAATAGGAGCTTTGATTTCTCAAGGTGTAGCTGCTGCAGTAAGTAAATCTTTAATTAGTGCTGGAATAATAAATCCATTTTTAATTCCTGTTGTAGCTGGTCTTGCTGCTGGTCTTGCAAGAACGGCTTTTAATTCATTAATTCCTTCATTTGCAGATGGAGGAATAGTTTCAGGGCCAACAGTTGGTTTAATGGGAGAATATCCAGGAGCATCTTCTAATCCAGAAGTTATAGCTCCATTAGATAAACTTAAATCAATGATGGGAGGAGGAAATCAAAACATAGTTGTAGAGGGTGTATTAAAAGGAAATGATATATATTTGTCAAATAGAAA